ATTCTATATAGAACTATTATAGCTATGCCGATAGTATCAGACTATTGGTTTTAAAACAACAATAAGAAAATACAATCTATCAATATAATCAATCTATGCTTATAATCATACCTATGCAGTAGGTTTTATTAGTTTGACGGGAAAACACTAGACGAAGCAAGATGTATCAGCGGGATCAAGGGTGAAAAAGCTAGGTAGCAACAAGCCTAGATAAAAACAAGTCAGCGTTCTAACCTACTGCTACCACCTAACTTAAAAGGAATTAAATTATGGAAATCAAATCAAACTTATGCAGCAACGCAACTCGCAAGATTGGTCTGCTTATCACGCAAGCGTCTGTTTTAGGTATGGATTTATCAGGCTTTGGCGTAGCTGATGAAAACACCACTAGCGGGAATGTTTACCTCTGGCTAGAGGACTATCCTTTTACGCTTTACATTGGTTTAGGATCAGACAGAATTTACGCTTGCTGGTCAAATCCTGACAATGGTGATGAGGAAGAAATCGAAGTCACTGAAGGCATGGGCTTGGATTACTTGATCCAATGGTGTGATGAGCTTGACTATGGCTACATCAATCAAGAGGAAGCCTAATCATGTCTAAATTGGATAAATACACCGCTTATTGCTATTGGTGTGCAAAACAGGGCTTAACCGCCTTATCTTTCAACGCTTGGGTATCAACCAATAAAAAGGGGTCATTGGCATGAAACATTACATAGGAAAACTGGAAGTAATGATTGCAGGTCATGAAATTACTTATTCTTTTAAGTTTAAAACTGAAATAGATCCAGACGATTACTTGATTATGATTTGTTCTGACTTTTTTGGAGAGCCAGACGAGCCAGATTCGGACAATGGCTTTAGCTTTGAAGGTGGTGGAATTTGGGTAAGTCCTTATGACTTTCAAGAGGTGGATTCTAAGACTTGGGAAAGCCTGACAATCCTCAACAATTTAAACCTATCTTATGAGGTGTCAAATGTCTAAATACGAGATACAAACCCGTTTTATCAATGACTGGGAGAATGTTTGGCATTGTGATGGTGAACTTGAATACTTTGACACTTACGAACAAGCTAAAGAATCCCTCAATGATTTTCTTGATGAAATGGCACAAGAGCATTTCAACGGCAATATTGAGGATATTTACGACATTGAGGATTTTAGGATTGTCAAACTTGAGGGGGTTGGAGCATGAAAAAAATTTATAGAGTAGTAGCTTCTCAACTGGTTTACCACGAAGCGTTTGTTGAAGCAGACAGCGCAGAACACGCTGAGGAACTTGTTTGGGAAAATAATGCAGATTGGAACGAATTTGCGTATGGTGATTGGGAATTGGAAGATGTCGAACAATCTAAGGAAAGGGCGTAAAAATGTTACTAATTAAAGACACTTTATTAGATAAAATCATTTTTGTATTCTGTGCTTTAGCTGTTGTGCCTCTTATTTGGCTTTTAATGGCTCTCTAGGGAACTTTTAGATATAACAGGCGGGGGTAGTATCACCCCGCCTTTTTTAACGCCTTAAAAGCTCTCTATTCAATTATGGCTGTTTTACGAATTGCTAAGCACCAAACCCGCTTTAGGCGGGAACTCTCAAAAATGAGAGGTGGTTATCGTTTATCTCGCTGCTTAACTAAAGGCGTGCAATCCTGTCAAGGTCGCCCAGATACTAGCCAGCTTGTTTATCTCTATCCATCACCACAATGTTTAGAAGGGCTGGGTCATAGCCCCGTCTTATTGAGGACTAGACCAATAAAAAAGGGCTTTACAGGTAGCTTTATGCTGAAACGACTTAGAAAAATGGGCTTGCGACACTTTCCTAAATCCATAAAACCACCTATAAAACCCTGTTTTGAGTGTTTCAGTCCTCAACGCTGAGAATTAAACCACAACTTTTTGAAAGGTGCAATATGAATCAAGCAGAAAAAGACGCAGAGCAGTGGTATCGCACACACGCACGCATGGAAGCGAGGCGGTTAATTGAAGCCAAAGAGCTTGGTAAGCCTTACTACATTGACAGAGGGGGCTATGTCATTACGCCAGAGCAGCCCAAAGTGAAAAAGCCCTTGTGCAAGAAAACAACACCACTTGACAATCATGATTAGTTGTGTTATAATGATTATGTAGATGGGAAATCATCTACTGTTCTTTAACCTAACTATGAAGGAATAATTATGTCAGACACATGGCGTAAGGAGTGGCGTTATCAAGTTCTCAAAGATGGCAAAGTTGTTAGCACTTGGCAGAGCAAAGAAAGAGCAAAGCAAAAGGCTAGAGAATTTGAAAGTCTGGGGCATAAGACAGAGATCAAAAAGGTCGAAGTTGAGGTCATGCCTGTTAGCTTGTTTAACGACATCTTTGGAGTGAACTAAACCAGCCCACCCTTCGGGGTGGGTTTTTCTTTGCCTAAAAACAACACGCACACAAAACTATTGCACTAATCAAAATAATGCTGTAATGTTCTATATGTAGTACCTAACCTAACTATTTATTAAAGGACAATTTGCTATGAATCTTTGTAAAGATTGCCAGCATTATGAGGAGCAGACGGGCTATTGCCTACGCACCTCACGCACTGATCCCGTAACGGGAGAACCCAAATTCTATTTTGCAAGAATTGAGAGAGAGTATTCCATCTCAACTGGCTGCGGTATGGTCGGTCAATTCTTTACCCCAATTCGATCCCTCAAATGGACAGACGAGGAATTGGATGATCTCTCTACCATTCCATTCGGTAGATAACCTAACTAGGAGTAGATGATGAATAAAGTACCTGATTTTCCAGTCAAGAAAAAGCCTGGCAGACCAAAAAAAGATACCCAAGTATCTGAGCTAGATCGCCTTAAGAACCTCATTGGTCGGCAAGATGATTTGATTGCCCAGCTACAAGATGATTTAAAAGATGTTAAAGCGGAGTATGAGCTTCTAGATCAAGATCTCGGGATGTTAGAAGGCAAGATCGAATCTTATCGTGAGATCCTCAAAACCTTACTGGAGATTACAGAATGAAAGCATTTCCAAAATCATATAGTCAATACCCAACAAATGACGGGATGGATCTAAAAGATTATTTTGCAGCTAGAGCTATGCAAGCCATGATTGGTCAATGCACCAACGGCAATTTTGACGATTTTGTGATTGCTAAGGCTGCTTATCAAATGGCTGATTTCATGATTAAAGAAAGGAATTCAAGTGAACAATCAAGCTGATTTTGCTCCAGAAGTTCGCAGATCCGCTATCTGGTCGGGTGACAGCCGTAAAGTAGCTAATGGCAAGATGGTCGATGTCATATTAGAAAAGCAGGGCAAGAAGGAGATCCCTGATTTATCGCATATTGAAGCCGTACAGATGGGTCATGTCATGCAGCCCTTAATAGGCAGACTAGCTCAGGACAAGCTCAAGAAGGAGTTAAAAGATGCAGACTACAGCATTACTCATCCCAAGCACCAATGGTTTCGTAGTCATTTTGATTTCATCAGTGCTGATGGTTCTATGCTTGTTGAAGCAAAAAACTACAACGCTGGAGTTCGTGGGAAGTTTGATACTGACAGTAATCGGATTCCTGATGCTGACTACGCCCAACTGGTTCACGAAGCTGCTTGTCATGGTGTTAGCTCTATTGTCCTGGCTGTGCTTTTTGGAGGGCAGGAATTTTGCACCTTTGAGTTCAATATTACGGATGTTGAAAAAGATGATCTCATTAAGAAAATGGCTACTGTATGGGGGTTTTGCCAAGCAGGAACGCTCCCGCCAGCCGAAACCATTGAGCAAACCAAGATCATGTACCCCGAAAGCAATAGTGCTGCGCTGGTGGCTACTCAGCAGGTCGAAATGGCTGTTGCTCAACTTAGGGATATTAAGAATCAGATTAAGCATCTTGAGAGCGCTGAGGAAAATATAGAGGTGCAGATCCGTAATCTCATGGGATCAGCAGAAGAGATCAGAGCAGTCGATGGCACTAGCTTAGTCACTTGGAAGTCTAGCAAGATGAGCAAGCGCTTTAGTTCAGATCTATTCAGACAAGCGATGCCTGACATTTATGACAAGTTTGTAATAGAGCAGCCAGGTTCACGGAGGTTCTTAGTCAAATGAATAACATAGATTTTGCAATATGGGTGATGACAGCCAGTTCTGTCATAGATACTGTCCTAACTATTATGGAGAAATTAACATGAGTAATTTAGTTGCATATTCAGAGATGGAGCAGATGGCTACCGCTATTGCTGCCAGTGGTTTATTTGGCATGAAGGATAAAAACTCAGTCTTAGCACTGATGGCAGTCGCTCAAGCTGAAGGGTTACATCCCGCTACAGCAGCACGGGATTTTCATATTATTCAGGGCAGACCAGCTCTCAAGGCAGATGCAATGCTGGCACGCTTTCAAAACGCAGGTGGCAAAGTCGAATGGAAGGATTACAAAGATGACAAAGTTACAGGAGTTTTTTCACATCCCAACGGGGGTGACCTTGCGGTTACATGGACCATTGAGCAAGCTACCAAAATCGGTCTTGTTAAACCAGGAAGCGGATGGCAAAAGTTCCCCAGAGCGATGCTACGAAGCCGTTGTATTTCAGAGGGGATTAGATCAGTTTTCCCAGGATCTGTTACGGGCTTCTACTCACC